GGTTTTAAACCTTCAACATGGGAATATACACTTTAAGGAAAGAAATATGAAATTACTGAATTTATCTAATTGGCTTACAGGTTTAGTGGAGTCATTTACATTTTATGGTGGTGGTGGAGGTGGCGGTCAGTCACAAACAACAACTTCTGGTATAGACCCATCTATGAGACCTTATGTAGAAAGAGGTTTATCAGAAGCTCAAAAACTCTACGAAACATATACACCTAAATACTTTGAAGGTCCTACTTATGTAGGTCCATCTGCACAAACAGAGTCAGCATTAAGTATGGCAGAAGCTCAAGCAAGAGCAGGTAGCCCACTTATTAACAGAGCATTAGCTCAACAACAAGGTGCTATTAGTGGTGAATACTTAGGTGCTAACCCTTATCTTGCAGCAGCATTAAGACCAGGACAAGAAGCAGCTACACAAGCATACGAACAAGCTATTAGTGGTGCTAGAAGTGGTTTAGCAGGTGCAGGTCGTTATGGTTCAGGCGCACAAGTTCAACTAGAAAGTTTAGCAGGTAAGAACTTAGCTAACGCTTTAGCTAACCAAGCAGGTCAAGCAGCATATCAAAACTATGCAGCAGAACGTGGCTTACAAGAACAAGCTGCTAGATATGCACCTACAATGGCACAAGCTGCTTATCAACCTATTAACCAACTCTTACAAACTGGTCAAGCACGTGAAGACTATGCTCAAAAAGCATTACAGTCAGAAATTGACAGATTCAACTTTGCACAAAACTTACCATACCAAAGACTTGCACAATTCACATCTACAGTCGCAGGTCAACCATTAACGACTCGTTCAGAAACAACATCTAGTGGTGGTGGTAAGATTGTATGTACAGCTATGAATGCTGAATATGGTTTTGGTAGCTTCCGTAACGCTATCTGGTTAGCACAGTCTAAAGATTTAGACCCAGCATACGAAAAAGGTTATCACACACTATTCTTACCATTAGTCAACTATGCTTATAAGAGTGGTCAAAAGAACGCATTACAACGCATTTTAAGGGGTGTTTTAGAGCATATCGCAAGACATAGAACTGCTGATATATGGAAACAAAAACGTGGTAAAAAACGTGATATTTATGGCATGATTTATCGTGCTATCTTAGAACCCATTTGCTATGTAGTAGGAAAGGTAGGCAGATAATGAGTGACCCAGTAACAGCAGCAATGATAGGAGCAGGTGTTGGTGGTGGCACATCTTTACTTAGAGGTAAAAGTCTAGGTTCATCATTACAAAATGCAGCTATCGGTGGTGCATTAGGTGGTGCAGGTAGTTATTTAGGTGGTGCTATGGGTGGCACAGGTGGCGCAAAATTTATAAATCAAGGTATAGTTCCTGGACCAGTTCCTAGTGTGCCAACTACGTTTATGAGTGAAAACATACCAGCTTTTATGACAAGTGAAGCAGGTAGAAATGCAGCAGCATTTAATCCAAGTGCATACGCCATGCAAACATATTCAGACGGTGTATTAAATCAATATGCTCCAAATTTTGCTGATATTGTTAGAGGGCAATCTGCAGATTTTACAGGTGGTGGATATAGCAAAGGCTTTTTTGATAATTTAGGTAGTTCAGCTATAGACGCAGTTAAAGCTAATCCTTTTCAAGCAGGAACTTTAGGATTAAATGTATATGACAGAATGAACACATCACAAGCACCATTACAAACTTCTCCAATACAAAGCGCACAGCAACTTATAAGTGGTCAAACTCCTGTGCCTGCTCCACAATTTAACAGTTTATTACAACCATCACGTAGACAAATTTTAATAGGATAAATCATGGCAATATTTGACAATATAGGTGGATTATTAGGCGACTTAGGAATTGGTGTGCCTAGAAACACAGGACTTATTAGTGATACTGCTGATATAGATGCTATCAATAAAAGAGCATTAATGTCAGGTGGTGTTAACGCATTATTAACTTATTTAGCTACTCCTAAAAACTTAAACGCTGGTAGCCCATTACCTTATTTAGGTAGAGCAGCTTTATCAGGATTTGGTGCTGCTCAAAATACAGTAGACCAAGCATTAAATACGGCTTATAGAAATAGAATGTTATCTAGTAGAGATGATAATATTAGAACTTACGAAAAAGATAGACAAAAAATTACAGAACAATATGACCCACTTACTAAAACATGGTCTGTATTAGGTACAAGTTCTTTAGATGCTCCTAAAGAAGAAAAACCAGAAGGATTTACTGATACCTATAAAAATGTAGCTTTTGAAATGTTTGGAACTGCTAATCCAAGTGAGTTAACAGCACAACAACGAAAAGACCTTGGCAACGAAATTAAATCACGTGAAGCAGCTAAGAGACCTGTAACAAATGTTAATTTGCCTGCTGGTCAAACAGAATATGAAAAAAATCTTGGAAAAATTAGAGCAGAGCAAGATGTTGCATTGGTTGAGACAGCTAATAAGTCTAAAAACAATATAAGTAAAATTGATATGACATTAAATCAATTGCAAAATACAGATGCCATTACAGGATTTGGTGCTGATATTCAAAAAAATGTAAATAGATTTAAAGCTAAAGTATTAAAAGATACTAAAGCTGGTAAACAAGTTGCAGATACAGAAATACTTGATGCTTTCTTAGGTTCAGATGTATTTCCACAAATTGGCGCACTTGGTATTGGTGCTAAAGGTTTAGATACTCCAGCAGAAAGAGAGTTCTTGCGTCAAGTTATGACTGGTACTATTTCTATGGATAAAAATGCTTTAATTAAGATGACTCAAATTAGACGTGACATAGAAAAACGTGCTATTGATAGATATAACTCAGCAGTAGAGTCTGGTGAATTAAATGATTATTTTTCATCAACTAAACGTCAAAAGAAATTAATTGACATACCAGATAATAGTGGTTTTAGAATTGTTCCTTAAGGATAAATATGCCAATTTTTAAAGTAGAAGCTCCTGATGGTAGCATAATTAAAGTTGAAGCACCAGAAGGTGCAACTCAACAACAAATACTTGATTTTGCTAAATCACAATATGCACCAAAAGCAACTTCACAACAAACAACACAGTCAACATATAATCCAATAGCAGAAGCAGCAAGAGCTGTTGGACAAGGTGTTACTTTTGGATTTGGTGAAGAAGCTGAAGCTGGTATTAGGTCTGCATTAGGTCAAGGTAAATATAAAGATATACGTGACCAATTACGACTACAACAAGCTCAATTTCAAAAAGAAAGTCCTTATCTTAGTACAGGCTTAGAAATTGCTGGAGGTCTTACAACACCTGCTGGCATATATGGTTTAGGCTCTAAAGCATTGTTAAAAGGTGGTACTACAGCATTGTCTAAAATTGGTAAAGGCGCTGCCATTGGTGGTGGTGCAGGTGCTGTTACTGGTGCAGGTGTAGCTCCAGAATTAGAAGATATACCTAGAAGCTCTTTATATTATGGCACAGGTGGTGCAGTAATAGGTGGCGCAGCAGTTCCAGCTATAGCATTAACAGGTAGAGGTTTAAGAAGTATTGCTCAAGGATTAGGTCTAGGACAAAAAGAAGTTATTGCTACTAGAAAACTATCTGAAACTTTAGAAAAAGAAAATCTTACACCTGATGATGTAAAAACTGTGTTAGATGAGTATAGAAAAGTAGGTGTACCTGATGCTACCATTGCTGACTTAGGAGCTAATTTACAAAAATTAGGTTATTCATCTTACATTATACCAAGTAAAGCTAAAACAACAACAGAGAAATTTTTACAAGAAAGAACAGCAGGATTACCAAGTCAGCTTGTAGAAGGATTAACACAAAAATCAGGCATAGAAGCAAAACAATTTGGATTTGATTACTTAACAGATTTAGCTAACAAACAACAAACACAATCACGTAAATTATATCCAAAAGCATATTCTAAAGATATTCCAGCAGAGCCATTTAGAAAATATGCAAATAGAGATGTATTTCAACAGGCTTATGTAGAAGCTCAAAAAAGTGCTAATGTTTTAGGTCAACCTTTGCCAAGTTTAAACGCTTTAGATAATGCTGATTTTGTTCCAACATCACTATTACACGATATTAAAATTGGTTTAGATAGAGTATATCAAAAAGAAGTAGACCCTCTTACAGGAAAAGTTACTGGATATGGTGCTGATATTGGTAAAGTTAAAAGAGAATTTAACGATTTAATTAAGCAATATAATCCTGAATACAAACTTGCTAATAAAAAGTTTGCTGACTCTGCTGACTTACAAAATGCTTATCAAACAGGTAATGATTACTTAAGAATGAGCGAAAGTGAGCTTATAAGTAATTTAAAAAATATGAGACCTGCTGAAAAAGAAGCATTTAGAGTTGGTATGTTATCTAAAGTCAAAGACAATTTATCTACATTTGAAGGTGTTGATTTTACTAAAAAAGTGTTTGGTTCTGATAGAAAACGTAGTGCATTAAGAACAGCTTTTGATAGTTCAAAAAGTTATGATGAATTTATCAAACAAGTAGAAGGTCAAAAACAATTAATTCAAACAAGTAGAAAAGTTTTAGGTGGTTCTCCTACTGTAGAAAATGCTATGGCTGCACAAGATTTACAAACTATTGCACCATTAGCTAGTGGAAATGTAACTGGTTTTCTTTCTAATTTAGCTGGTCGTGGTATATCAAGAGCAGGTGGCATTAGACCTTCTGTAGCTGAAGAATTACAACAAAGATTGTTTACTACTAACCCACAAGAACAATATTCTATTTTGCGAGATATAGAAGAAGCTCGTAGAAGACAAGGCTCTTTATTAAGACAGCCAGGTACTTATGGTATTGTTGGAGGTGAAATACCTGGGTTATTAAATAACGAAATTACAACTATAGATATACCTATATAATGAAGGAATTAGTAATGAGTGAGATTGACCCATTTAAGTACGGACAACTTGTGGCTCAAGTAGAGCAAATGGAAAAGAAAATAGACAAACTAGAAGCAGGTATGGATGAACTATTAGCTCTAGCCAACAAATCTAAAGGTGGATTTTGGGCAGGTATGACTATTGCTTCATTTATCGGTGGCTTATTTACATTCGTTATGCACAACTGGTTAGGAAAATAAAATGCAAAAATTCCTCATGGCAGTTACTTTAGTATTGCTATGGTTGTTTTTATATGACTATGCAGATGGTAAAGAGTTACCTAAAGAAATGTCTATGAAAACAGATGTGGGTGAAGTTGTGCTTACTACAGAAGAATGTATCTTTATAAAGATGGGTTTAAGAAACTATCCTTATGCTGCATACGCTACTGAAAAAGGTAAAGCTAACCATGAAGGCTGTTGGCGTAAAGATGATGTGAATGGTATGTCATCTGTCTTAATTTACTTTCCTGAAATAGACTCTACAGCAGTATATAACCCACAACTATTTAGCCCACGTTCAACATTATGACATTTATAACCGAAAATAATATAGCGAACTTGTATGACACACTTATACAATTCCCTGTGTTTGACGAATATAAACTCCCACCAGCATCTAAAGTGGACTTCGTAGTAGTGCATGACGATACTATCTGTGGTCAATATGAACCACCAGAGTCAGGTGAACCACATATTATCACTATCTCTACTGCAAAGTGCGGACATTTAGATACAGTCATCAAGACCATCTGTCACGAAATTATCCACATGATATGTTATCTTGAATCCCCTAAAACCGAGAAATACACAAGTCACAAAGGTTTATTCTTAAAACTACAAAAGAGAGTAGCTAACACACTTGGCTACGACCCTAAAGAACTATAAGGAGAATATCATAGACCCTGTAACCATATTAGCAGCATTAGGACCATTAGCAGTAGACTTAGGTAAGTCACTTATCAATCGCTTTATAGCACCTGACCAATTCAAACCAGCTACGATAGAACAATACGCTCAGATGAAACAAATTGATTTAGAGTTCTTTAAAGTAATGAATGAAGCTGGTGGTGGTAATCCATCATATCCATGGGTAGAAGCTATTGTAAGACTCATGCGACCATTTATTGGTTTATTAGTATTAGCAACATGGGCTACAATGCACCTACAAGGTATCGCAACACCTGAAGTAGATAACTTTGCAAGTGCTGTAGGTTTCTATCTCTTTGGGGAACGTAGTTTATTCTACATTAAAAAGAAATGATAGTCTTAAACATACTTAACTTTATTGGTCTAGCAATACTTAAATTATTAGTCGTATGCCTATTATTCGTGGCTATGGGTTTCTCTATTCTATTTATGTATGCTATGCAATATCTCACACAGGCTCTAACGTATATAGACAAACATGTTAATTGAAGTAAAAAGGTTTGAGTTTAAAGACACATATACTGTAGGCAAGATGTATATAGATAATATATACGAATGTTACACGTTAGAAGATGTGGTTAGAAAAGGAGCTAAAGTAAATGGACAAACAGCTATTCCTACTGGCACTTATAACCTCATTATTAATCATAGCAATCGTTTCAATAGGGATTTACCTTTACTAGAAAACGTGCCTAACTTTACCGGTGTTCGTATTCATGCAGGTAATACATCAGCTAACACAGAAGGATGTATATTAGTAGGCACTACATGGTCAGGTAAAGACTTTATTGGTAATTCAAGAGTAGCGTTTAACAAACTATTTGAGAAGCTCAAGAAAGCTAAAAAAGTCACAATTAAGATATGCTAGATTATCTTATATGCGACATATTGTGCGCTATTACTCACTTTAAATACGTGTTTCTAATGCTAATTTTATATCTAGTATATAATAAAGTATCTCAACAATAGGGGAACTGTTTGAAGATATTACTTTTAGATATAGAGTGCGCACCAAATCTTGCAACAGTATGGGGAATATGGCAGCAAAACATTGCTCTTAACCAACTCCTAGAGTCATCATATACATTATGCTATGCTGCTAAATGGTATGGTGAGAAAAAGATTATGTTTGACTCTGTATATAAGTCAGATAGAAAGTCTATGCTCAAATCTATTCATTCTCTTATGGATGAGGCTGACGCCATCGTTCATTATAATGGCAATAGATTTGATATACCCATGCTAAATAAAGAGTTCCTAGAAGCTGGTATGCCGCCACCTAGTCCTGCTAAACACATAGACTTACTGCAAACATCTCGTAGCAAATTTAGATTCGTTTCTAATAAGCTAGACTATATTGCACAGCGTTTAGGTCTTGGTAAAAAGACTGCACATGAAGGTCATGAGTTATGGCTTAAAGTAATGAATAACGATAGGTCAGCATGGAAACGCATGGAAGAATACAATAGGAATGATGTTGTATTGCTAGAAAAAGTATATGACAAGTTTAAAGGTTGGATAAGTAATCATCCTAATCACAATCACTTTTCAGAAGAAAAAGTATGTCCTAGCTGCGCAAGTCATAAAGTGCAACAACGTGGTTATGCTGTATTAACTGGTGGTAAATATCCAAGATTTCAATGTCAAACTTGTGGTTCTTGGTTTAGAGGTAACAAAAAATTAACGACAGATAAATCAGAAAAATTTGTTAAAATATAGGACAGTTATGCAACTCTCAGAAATAGAAACAATATGCAATCATATGATAGGTAGAGTGATTGTATCTTGTGAACCATTACATGGCGATAGCACAATAGTACTTACACTTGATGATGATAGTCTAATAGAAATTAGTGGTGAGGAGCTATCAGTCTATGGCGAGCTAACTCCCATGGATGATTGATACCAAGTATTAATAAACTCTTTTAACTTATCTACACCATTACCAAGTATAGCAAGTTTATCTTGACTAACTTTATAAAATTCATTTACTTCAGTTCCTGTATTATCGCTATATCCATTTATCACTAACACAGTAAACTTATTTTGATTTGCTAATGCTTTTAAAAGTATCTTTTGACCTAAAGATATTTCTTCATTCTTACGCTTCCATTCTGCAATAAGAAAAGACCCACGTCTTTCAAAAATCATGTCAATATTAGATGGCATGGCTTTTGGATTGTCTAGTATTACACCTCTTAAAAATCCAAAGTCCGTATGACTAGCATACGCATTACGCATTGCATTAGACACAAACTACAGTACCATTAGGATGTACTTGACATACAGTCACAGAACCATCTGGTGCTAGTATAGTCGTAGTTTGAGCTAAAGCCTTTTCAGTTCCCCATATAGCTAACGCTGCCATCACTACAATAAATATCCAATATATTTTACTCATCATCAAATCTTTCTAAGATAGCTTCTACTTCAGGTGGATTAATAGCATCTTCATCTTTAGTAGCTTCTAATAGTTTATTCTTATACCAATCAGACTTCTCTAAATCTTGCTGTGGATTATCTTTAAAAGGATAGCGTAAATCATACTTTAACTTACATCCTTTTAGATATCCAATATACTCTTCTTTTGTTAAACGACTCTTAATAACGTCTATTGCTTCTATACCACCTACCATGTAATGTGGAGGTCTATTCACCATATCTACCATAACTATCCCCTTATAAAAAATAAATCAACAACTTGATACGTACCATAAAAAAAGCCAAATATACTACCAATTACTAAAGCCCATATAATATAATCAATTACCTTTTCTAGCAAGTCCATTTCTTTCTCCATAAGATAAAGGTTTTGGTAAATGCACAAGACCTTCTTGTTCTAAATATTTAAGTCTATAAAAGTTTGTAATACAATCTTTAGCTATTTTTGTTCTATGAGCTGTAGGATTATTCTTTACATAAGCCATAATTTTTAATGCTTGTTCTCTATCGTAGATAACGCTATAGACTTTACCCTTAGCCATCTTTTATTCCATGAGTCTGTTCTAATAATCTTGCAAATCTAAATATTCTATCTATTGTAACCAATTGGTCGCCTTTACCAAATGCTTCTTTATATATCTTAATAATTTCTTCTTGTGTAAGTGGTTTAGAGTCCACCATGTGCCTCCGTTAATCTTTTACTATCATATTTTTTCATATTAGTTACTTTAATAATATTTTTTGTATCTGCAATAAGTGGTGTAATAACCCAGTTATGCAATTTATTCTTAATGTCTTTTTCAATCTCTAAAGATGTTGGTTTAGATGACATAAAAGCAGACCATACAAGTTTACCTGTATTATCAAATTCTTCTACGAGATAGCCTAATATTTTATCTTTCATTTATATAACGCTTTTCTAGCATTTTTAATACATGGAACATCATGCCATTGTGGGTCATTATTTGTAAATACTTCTATTAACCATTCTAAAGCATAAGCTAAATCTTCATTTTCTTTTATAATCTTTTTTCTAATGTGAGCTTCATCCATTACATCTTTATGAACTTTAGCTAACCATAGTTTAGTATTATGTTCTTGCATTAGTAAAACACCATCCTCCCTATATGAGTAATCTTTTGATGACCAAACCACGAATGTTTTGGCATAATTGAGTCATCATGAAAGTATAGCGCATTTGCCACTGGATTCGCATATTTTCCACGCATAACATCAAGAACAAATAATTCAGTTTTAAGAAACGTAACTTTGTCAACAGGTGCATGTTTTTCATCCTGTACAGCAAACTGACCAGAAGCATAAATAACATCACATACAGACTTACCCCAGCGACCAGATTTAACACGATTATGAATAGTGTAATAGACACCCAATTTCTCCTCTAATGTTCTGTTATTAACCTCATGGTAAAGTGCCGTAGCGTAACACGAAACCTCTAATTCTAAGTTATGTATATCCATGACATACCTTTAATGGTTTTCTTGTGTCTAGTAAACTCATATAGGCGTATAATTCTATTATAAATCTAAAAGAAAGGAGACCTGCTATGTGGACTAAACCAGCTGCTACAGAAATGCGTTTTGGCTTTGAAGTGACTATGTACGTCATGAATAAGTAATGTGTATAGTGTGTATGGGGATGCTCCTAGAAAGGAACATCCTCATCTGCACCTTCAACTGCAGGCTTACTTCTAGCCTCACCCTTAGCTTCTTTAAGTTGCACTTGCCCTGAAATAAACTTACCATTAGCACCTTCTCTAATCCAACCACTAATTCTAAACTCAATACCATCCACATTTAAGTTTCCTGTATAGTTTGGTCTTTTAGGATTGTCACCCTGGTCATTCTTAAATAATGCAAATGTATTTGTGTTATCGTATTGCGCCATATACTACTCCTTTAGTTTAATAATTGTTTGTTCTACCTCTTCTAAAAACTTCATAACTTCTGTCTCTAATTCTGCAATGTAATCATCATCTCTGTCAAGACGCTTTATAAAAACTTGTAATTCGTCAGGGAAATTTGGGTTGAAACTTATGAAATCAACCCACCTAGCATTTGTACATGCCATTTGCCATTGCATCTGAGGTATGTATTTAGTAGGCACAGACTTACTCATAAGGGTATTAGTATGCGTAGTTTCTATAGGGCATTTAATCTCTATAAGACCTGCATACTTACCTTCTTCTTCTGAATTAACTGCACCATCTGGACTAGCGCCACTATTCTTAATCACAGGATGGTCAAAAAAACCTACTTCTGTTACTATAGAATTTGTTTTACTTTCATATAGTTTTCTTGCTATAGGTTCACGTTCAATCCCATCTTGCATTGCTTGATTTGTGTATGAGTCTGTTTTTTTACCTGTTAAACGTTCCGATACAAGTTGAATAAGATAGTTTTGACGTGATGTAGATACACCTGTTTTGGTTTTGGCGATAACATCCGATATTCTGGATGCGGTCACCTTGCCTAGCCTTTGTTGAAACCACTCTTCGGTACCTTGGTTTATCATAGAAAATCCTTGCTAGAAACAGCTTTTAAAGCTGGCTGTTCTGACTCTGGAATATCCTCACCACTATAGATATATAAGCCAATACCATGTAACGCAATAGCTTTAGCTAAACAACGCTGCATAGCTGTATTAACTGCCATAGCGTCAGGATTAGGAATAGCTTGATTTCTAAAATTAAGCACAGGTAATTGTGAAGTCATAGACTTACCAAAAGCATGGACTGTGCAGAATACCATAAGCGTTTCACCAAATTGCTTAGGTTCGCCATAAGTCCATGTAGCAGTTGGGTCTTGCTGTAGAAGCGTGTCTACAGCCCAAGCCCATGATAAGTATGATAGACCATTTTTCTTTTCAATGTGGTCTGATACATTAATCTTACGTAGTTCGTTATAGTTCATCTTTCTCTCCTGTTGTTGTAATTCTTGATGGTGTTGCATCATTACTTGGTCGTAAAACTGTTGTTGTGACATTTGCTCTCTCCCATTTATCGTTATCTAATTTAAGTTCGTCATTCAATTGTTTCAGTATTTTAGCTATATGTTCTAGCATATAATTCTCCATGTAAAGTATGCTATAAAAATTATCATAAAGCAAATAATATATTTATTCATATTTGTTTTTCTTCTAAAGAGTCAACAAGTTTGTCTAATACATTTTTCATAGCTAACTCTACATCTTTTCTTTGCATATTTCTTGCTAGTGAATCAGCTATTTTAACACATTTTTCTGCTTTTTTATCGTTTGGTGCAGTAATAGCTAACGCTAATGCCAATGTTAATGCTTCTGTGTTATCTGTAATCATATTGCACCTGCTAACTTACCCATAATATATAGACATAAAGCTACATATGCCCAGAAAGCTATTGCTCCAATAATCATAGTTTTGATTTTCATATTATCTCTCCAAAAATTATTTACAAAGTTCATTAAACAAATTAACATCACTACTAATTACCTGATATGCAAGTTTTTGATATTTTTCACATGAATCTAAATTATTGTGAATATACATAAATGCTTCTTTAAAAGTCAAGTTTTTATTTTCTGCAAGCGTTTCAACTACTGAATAAGCACCTGTAATTCTCATTTTTCTCTCCTAAAGTTAAATACTACAATAGTTATATTAATGATATAAAATTGCATGTCAAGTGTTTTTATATAAAAATTATATAATAATTATATTTGCATTTAAAAATTACTTATGATAGTGTTTTGCTTTATGAAAAAACTAAGATATATTGTATTAGATGAATTTGATGAAAAGCCGTTAAGAGCTTTTGCAGATAAGTCTTCAGCTTTGCACTTTTTAGAGAGTAGACCTAACTGTAAATTAAAAGTTTTGCCTAAAGAAAAGACTGTGCCAATCACAGACCTGTACGAAGAATGTTTATTTTAAGGAGAGTATATGAAAATTAAGAACTGGGATAAGTTTCAACATTTTAAGCATAAAAGTGATATGAAATGGTTTAAATGTTATGGTCGTGACTTGTTAAATGACCCTGATTTTATGAAATTAGATGATATAAAACAGGCAACTTTGTTTAAATTATGGTGTTTAGCAAGTGAGTCAAATGGTGTTTTACCAAATTCCTACGATATAGCGTTTCGTTTAAGAAAACCTATAGCCTTTATAGAAAAAATGCTTTTAGAATTAGATACTTGGTTTATAAAAAATGAAATTATACAAGAATTATATACAGATTATATAGGAGATAAGATAAGATTAGATAAGAATATAAAAACCATTGTAAGGTTTGATGAGTTCTGGAATTTATATCCTAATGTTCGTAAGAATAATAAAAAAGGTTGTTTAGAGAAATGGAAAAATAAAAATCTTGACTTAATAGCTGATAAAGTTATAGGCTATGTAAAGATGATGAAAGAAACTAAACAATGGAAAGAAGGCTTTGTGCCAGCACCTATGACATTAATTAACCAAGAGAGATGGGAAGATGGTATTACACAAATTAAAAGAGCATGGGAAGGTGGCATTTAATGAATATAGGTGAAGCGTTAAATAAATTAACTGTCAATCAGTCAGTCATTACTGATTACTACGAACAGGAGTATGCTCATGCAGAGTTTAAAATTAAGAGTACGGATATTTTTACTGATAATGTGGTCCAGTATTTTAATGAAGAAATCCATAGTGGTAAATCGCTTGGTTGGCTTAAAACGGAAGATAAGTTTCGTGTTAGGAATGCCGAACTAACTATTTTGACAGGGGTATCAGGGCATGGTAAATCTATGTGGCTTTCACAAGTTATATTGTCTATGATGCGACAAAATACAAAATGTTTAATTGCTTCATTGGAAATGAGACCTGTGCTTTCATTAGCTCGGATGATTACACAAGCATTAGGTTCACCAGAACCAACAGAAGATTACATCCGTAAATTTTGTGATAGAGCAAAAGAAAAATTGTATATTTATGACCAGTTAGGCACCACTACATCTGAAGACATGATAGCTACGTTATACTATGCCAAACATGTCCTAGGTGTTGAAATTTTTATCATTGACAGTTTAATGAAAATAAGTGATATTAGTGAAGAGTCTTTAGAGTCACAAAAATTATTTACAGATAGACTGGCAGTTACGGCTCGTGATTTAAACATTGCTGTTTTTTTGGTAGCACATACAAGAAAATTAAAAGACGAAACAGAAATACCTGATGCAACAAATATTATGGGTAGTTCACATATAAGAAACCTATGCGATAACATTATCTGTGTATGGCGCAACCGATACAAAGAAAAGTTAGTAGAAGAAGGTAAAACTTCTGATGATGAATTAAAAATTATTCCAGATGCTAAAGTATTTATTCAAAAACAAAGAAATGGTCAATGGGAAGGCTCATTTAATTTTTGGTTTAGTCAAAAAACTTTATGTTATAGAGAATCACCATGACACTTGGATAAATAATGACTATAAATGATTTTATTAAAGAGTGTAAAAAGCTATTTGGTTCAGATATAGAATACAAAGCAACTTCTAAAGACGGACAAGTATTTAAAACGAAAGGATGGAGAGATGATAAAGTGGGCATTAACCAAAGACAATTTGCCAATGTTAATAGAGAAGCTAAAAACTCTTGACTTTACTAAACGTTGGCGTGTTACAGTCACAGACGCTAAACTAAACAGAAGTCTTGAACAAAACGAAAGATTATGGGAACTATACACAAGTATAGGTCAACATTTAGGCATAGAAAAAGATAAGATACACGAACTCATGGGGTATAAATTCTTACGCTACCAAACAGAAATAGCAGGTATGCCTGTAGAACTTATAAAGTCAACCACTAAACTAACCACAAGTGAGATGACAGAATACCAACAGCAGATAGAGGTATGGGCGCAAACAATGGGTTGGGGTTGGGATTTTTAGTCATGACAATACAACAAAAATTAGAAATGTTTGATGATAATGAGCAACGTCTTATTGACACAACATACACAAAAAAAGTTGATGTGCCTTTATATGTACCTAAATATGAAAAGCCTAACATATATGAATTGTTTGATAATTTAAAAACAATAAAATTAATCCAAAAAATTAATCAGTCTAATGTTTCTGAAGATGAAAAGAAGTTTTTAATTTTTGCAGCATATAGACATATTGTATTTAATTTTTCAAAAATTGCAGATTACTATGCTCATTCAAATTCTGAAATGCAACAGTTAATGGAACAATCAGCATTAGTCATTGTTGATTTTGATAAAGCTATTGAATATGGTTATGTTGCTTTAAATAATCAATTATCAAATCAATATCTGGAAGAACAAAGTGAAAGATAATTTTTGTGTTTTTATATTAAGTCATAATAGACATGACAGAGTGTACACTTACGACACTTTAAAAGAAAAAGGTTATACAGGTAAAATTTTTATTATTCTTGATGATGAAGATAAGTCTCATCATAAATATGTTGAAAAGTATGGTAATCAAGTGATTACTTTTTCTAAAGATAAAGTTGCAACTACCTTTGACATTGGTGATTGTTTTGATGATAAAAGGGCAGTAGTGTTTGCTAGAAATGCTTGTTTTGATATAGCTAAACAATTAGGTTATAAATATTTTATTCAACTTGATGATGACTATACTGATTTTAGATGGTCATTTGATAATAATAAAAAATATGTAACGAATAAATATATTGAAAACTTAGACAAGATATTTGAAATCATGTTAGATTTTTATAAGAAAACATCTTTTACTTCTATTTGCATGGCTCAAGGTGGTGATTTTATTGGTGGTGAAAATAGTGGTTTAAGTAAAACATTTTTAGATGGTCAAATATCAAGAAAAATTATGAATAGTTTTTTGTGTTCAGTTGATAGACCTTTTCAATTTGTAGGTAGAATTAATGAAGATGTAAATGCTTATTGTTATTTTGGTTATAAAGGTTATTTGTTTATGACTATTGCACAATTAAGACTTGAACAAAAACAAACTCAAAGTAATGCTGGTGGTTTAACTGATATTTATTTAAGTTCTGGCACATACGTTAAAAGTTTTTATTCTGTGCTTTATAATCCATCTAGTGTAAAAGTAAGACAAATGGGTCAAAACAAAAAAAGATTGCATCACAGCATAAATTGGGATGCTACAGTTCCTAAAATTATTTCAGAAAAATTTAAAAAATATGATATATCGCAATCAAAAACTAACTAAACTTTTAAGACAATTGCCTTGTCAACATTGTGGTATAATATCTGAAACAGTTTGTGCTGCACACCGTAATGAAGGTAAAGGTATGGGTATTAAAGTATCAGATGCGTTATGTGCTGCATTATGTTATGAGTGCCATTACACACTAGATATGGGTAAAAACTTAACAAAAGAAGAAAGACGTGAGATGTGGAACAGAGCTTACGTTACTACAATGCAATATCTTTGGGAACATGAAATGATAGGAATAATATAATGGGAAAAGGAAGCGCACCAAGACCGTTTACAGATAGAGCTGTATTTGACGAAAACTTTGATAAGATATTTGGCAAGAAAAAGAAAGATGCTGATACATCACCACATTTAGCTGAATACGAACTCAACAAGTCTACAGGTGAATTAGAAAGATTATGGGAAGGCACATCTAAACCTAACGAAAGCCAATTTGATGGCAAGTAAATCACCGACTCAATTAAGTTTAGCTAAATTAAAAGAAGAAGGATATACAGTAGCAATTGTTGAGCATTGGAACGCTTTTGCTAGAATAAGACAAGACCTTTTTGGATTTATAGACCTTTTAGCTTTAAAGGGTAAAGAAGTATTAGCAGTTCAAACAACCACAGCGTCCAATCTTAATGCAAGATGTAAAAAAATAGCTAATCATGAAAATGTAAATGCTGTTCGTGAGGCAGGTTGGACTATTCATGTTCATGGGTGGCATCAAGATGAGAAAAGGAAATACCATTGCAAAGTGAAAGATGTATCGTGAAAGAAAAGATATTAGCTTATCTTACAGAACCACGAACAATAAACGACATAGCAGAACATATACAATCTAACTATCCTATTACAAAGAACATACTTGTAGAGATGAGAGATGCAAATGTTATTCATGCTTACAAAGATAACCAAAATAGACTTATGCACTATTACGTGCCACAACCACATCCACTACAAACTATATTTGGACACACAGCAAACTTTACAGATGAGCAGATAAAAGGTATTATCATACACAATGCAGATGACGCTAAACATAACTTGCAACAAAGAACTACACAAGAAACATTTGGACAAAGCGTAGCATATACGCTAACACAATATGAT